TTCCGTTAGATTCCTATTTTGCAGATATGATTGGTAATAAAACAGAAGTAAATATTGCTGATTTGGGTGCTGGTTTATTCTCAACTACTGGTTCTACATATTCTACTGCAATAGTACATTTATATCCATCGGATATATTAGCTGTTGAATATAAAGAATTATTAGAAAAAGCCAAAGTTACGTCTGTAATTTCCATAGAAAAACAAGATATGTTACATTTAACATATGAAAATAGTTTTTTCGATATTGTACATTGTGTTAATGCGTTAGATCATTGTGCAGACCCCTTGAAGGCATTACAAGAAATGTATAGAGTGTGTAAAATTGGTGGATGGATTTATTTAAAGCATTTTTATAATAATGCTGAATATCAGAAGTATGCTAATACTCATAAGTGGAATATTTGTAAAGCAGAAGATTGGGATGATTGTATCATTTGGAATAAAAGTACTAGATTTAATTTATCTGATTTTTTTATTGGATTTAATACAACCGTACAAGAAGTTGCTGTACCTGGATTAGAGGTTGTTTCAAAGTTAAGGAAAAGAGAATGACATACGATTTAAGTATCATCATCCCTGCTAGAAATGAGCTTTTTTTGAAAAATACAGTTGAAGATATTTTAAAAAATCGGCGTGGAAAAACTGAAATTTTAATTGGACTTGATGGTTCTTGGGCAGACCCCGCTATACCTCAACATCCTGATGTTACTATTGTTTATTATCCTGAAAGTATTGGACAAAGGGCAATCGCTAATAGATGTGCGAGTATTTCTAATGCGAAGTATTTGCTTAAACTAGATGCTCATTGCAGTATATCCGAAGGAATGGATGTAATACTTATGAACGATATACGGGAAGACTGGACTATAGTACCCACAATGAGAAATTTATACTGTTTCGATTGGAAATGTGTGAAGTGTGGTAAAAGGACTTATCAAGGGCCAACTCCTACAAAATGTTTTGATGAGAAATGTGATGGTACTAAATTTGTAAGGAAAATGGTTTGGATTGCAAAAGATAGACCTCAATCAAATTCTTATTGCTTTGATAACACTCCTCATTTTCAATATTTTAATGATTATACTCATCGCCAAGAGTATATAGAAATGTTAGAAAAAACGGGATTAACTGAAACTATGTCTTTGCAGGGTTCTTGTTTTATGCTTACTAGAGATAAATGGTTTGAACTTAATATATGTGATGAAGAATTTGGTACTTGGGGTAGTCAGGGAATTGAAGTAGCAGTAAAAACTTGGTTATCAGGTGGTAAAGTAATGGTAGATCACAAAACTTATTATGGTCATATGTTTAGGACTCAAGGCGGGGATTTTAGTTTCCCTTATCCTATATCTGGTAGGCAAGTTGACTTTGCTAAGAAAAGAGCAAAAGAATTGTTCTTTGAAAATAAATGGGATAAACAAATTTATCCCTTGTCATGGTTGGTAAGAAAATTCTGGCCTGTCCCAGGATGGGATGCAATCCCGGAGGATAATTAGTAATGGCTGTTGTATACCAAAATACCTCTACAGCATCGGGAACAAACTCAGCCTCATTATCTGCTCCTACTGGAGTACAGATAGGTGATTTGTTACTTGCATATAAAATTGATCGTGCCGCATCTGGTACTACTACAGCACCTACGGGATGGACAAGAGTTGCTTCTGCATCTGGTACAAGCGGTAGAGGAGAGTTATTTTGGGGAGTATACGGTAAAAATAGTATTGGCGTTGGCCCCTGGTCATTTTCTGGCACAACCAGAACTCAGGTAACTTGTATCAGATTTACGGGTGCATCTGAAAATAATCCTATGGATGTAACTCCATCCATCGGGAGAAATGCTTCTACTGCAACTGGTACAACTTCAATAACTCCAACATCTTCAGATTGTATGATTGTTGGTTTCTTTGGTACACCAATAGGTTCTTATAGTGTAACCAATGAGGCTGTTGCTACTAATCCTGGTGCGCTTGCAGAGCAAGTGGATAGTGCTTACTCCACATATACCAGAATAGCAATAGCAAATAATCTTCAAGTAGGTGCAGGTTCGGCAACAGGAGTTTCATCCTGTACGTTCTCAACTGCCGCAATCAATATTTGCGCTTTAGCGGCTATTAGACCTGCGGTAGCATCTCCCTCTTCATCAGTATCATCATCCATATCATCTTCTATATCATCAAGTATTAGTGCTTCGCCATCTATAAGTGCAAGTATCTCGTCATCAGTAAGTTCGAGTGTCTCTCCAAGTCCAAGCGGGACGCAAGATATAAGATATTACATATTACCCATTGATGTATTTGATGGTACTCGTGGCCCAAAATACTTTGGTGGTTGGCCTGCCAGGGCCGTACAACATGCCGGATTTGCCTGTACTTGGTCAATGAAAGACTATGGCTCAATAAATCAAGCTATATTGTGTGCAAATATTTATGCCTCAGATCACGAATTGTTAGTATCTAATTCTGATGTACTCGCATTACCATTAAATATAGATAACACTATGACAATGGGTGCAGTTACTACAGCACAAACATTTCTTGAGACCTATAATATTCCTTCTGGTTGGATAAATACAGGGTTGACATATAGAGGTGTTCTAAGAGTTATATGCGGTTTCTTCTTCTTCTTCCAAAGAGTGACGGGTATCCTGGGGCATGATATAAACCTAACGACTGGCTGGCTGGATTTGCAGGTGCAAAATATTCCGGCGGATATTCGGCAGGCAATGGCGAATGCGGCTACCCAAAAGGGTTACGATTATTCGATGGTAACGGGAACGACCACCATGCGGGTAATCCTCAAGGCGATGGCTGACCAGTGGGGCAGCGCGCCTATTTACTTTGGATTAGCGAGTTTGTAAATGGCATTACCAGCTACCGACACCTTTACGGGTACTGATGGCGATCTTTTAAGCGCCAGCTGGACGAATAATCTTAACCACTTCCACATAAATACCAATGGGGTTATTTTAGGCGTAAACGATAACTGTAATGCACACTGGAACGCAGATTCTTTCAACAACGATCAATATTCTCAAATAACTGCTGTTGCTTTGGCGACTGCAAATTATATTGGCCCGGCGGTGCGGGTTGCCACCAGCGCCAATACACATTACAGGTATATATCAGCATCCAATCAAAGATTGCTGCAAAGAACAATTGCGGGTTCAGAGACAAACTTAGCAGCTAGTACGGGTTTGAGCGTCAATGATGTTATGCGGCTGGAAGCCAGCGGGACAACCATCACTCCAAAATATAACGGGAGTACGGATGCTGGATTAGGAGCGCAAACAGACGATGGGATTGCTTCGGGTTATGCTGGCATTGGCGGTTACGGTTATACAACAACACGTGGGGATGATTTTGAGGGTGGTAATTTAGGCGGAGGAACATCTGTTTCTTCTAGTGTTTCATCATCAGTTAGTTCATCTGTTTCATCCAGTGTTTCCTCATCGGTATCATCATCTCCAAGTATTAGTTCATCTATTTCTGATTCTGTTTCATCGAGTATTTCTTCCAGTAGATCATCAAGTATTTCTGCCAGTCCTTCAATAAGTGCTTCAGTTAGTGCATCAATTTCAGCTTCAGTTTCAGCTAGTCCTAGTATTTCAGCATCAATTAGTGCTAGTATATCAGCTAGTATATCTGCAAGTATTTCTTCTTCCGTAAGTGCTTCACCCTCTATTTCAGCATCTGTAAGTGCTTCCATCTCAGCCAGTATAAGTGCTTCTATATCAGCATCAGTATCCGCATCTCCTAGTGTTGGATATAAGAATTATACTAGAGGAGATTATGCAGTTCTACCTACTAATTATGCTGATCTTGAAACTGCTTATTCTGCTCAGGATGTAATAGATGTTGCTACTTGTAATGACACCAGAGTAAATCAAAGTGCTACTGGTGAATATGCTATTCATGAATATAAAGAGTTTGCTAATGTTGTTCCTGCAAACAATGAATGTTATGTACGCTGGCAGGGACAGACTGATGTTGACCCCTCTATATCTCCAATATATCTACAAATTTATAATAACGATACAAATGTATGGGATACCATAAATAAAGTTCCTCTGGATTACGGTGATCCTCTACCGTATGCAGGTTCAACATCTTATTATGTATCACCAGGAGCTAATGTAGATTTTGATCTTACAGCCTCAGTACCAGATTTAACTAACTATACTCTAGCGAATATAGTGTCGTTTAGAGTATACCAGTATGCTCCTTAAGGTAGGTGAATTATGGCAATAGAACAACCAATAGCAACAGATAAACAAAATGATCCAGATCATTCTTTATCCCATAGAGTAATAGCTAATGATGATGCGGCTTCTGCTAAAACTATCGTAGCTAGTACCGGAGGCAAGGTAGGGATTGGAGTAGATGCTCCTTCGGCTTCGCTACATATAAAGGCAGGAGGCACTCCGGCAGGTTCTGCTCCTCTAAAGTTTACTTCGGGAGCTTTGCTTGCTACTCCAGAAGCAGGAGTTATAGAATTTTATGACGGAAGGTTTTATTTAACGGGAACAGCCAAACAAAGAGCGATAGATAGAACTTGTGGAGTTTTAGTATCTACTGTTACTATAGCGAATACTGATGTTCAAACTACTATTTATAGCGAAACTTTGTCTATGAATGCTCCAAAAGTAGGAAGAATATATAAAATTCATTGTGATGGTATTGCATCTAATGTAGCTAACAGTGATGATCTATCATTTTATGTTTATATGGGCAACAATCTTTTAGCTACATATGCTCCAACTCTTAATACTTATGCAAACTCTGTTTGGTGCATAGATTTTAGTTTTATTATACGAGCCGTAGGAACATCTCCTACCGGACAATATGCAAGTCATGGTGAAATAAAATTATCTACTTTTAGTGGAGTATACTCTACTTTGGGAGCAATGGATACTACCGTAGCTAATGACATTTATGTTCAGGCAAAGTGGTCTGCCGCTAAGACGGGAAATACAATCAGTATCTATCAAGGTTATTTAGAGTTAAAGAACTAATATGACAGTAAATCTTAGAACAGATTGTTGGGAAATAACTTGGGGACAGATATCTAGTATCAGTGCTAGTATCAGTATTAGTGCGTCTATATCTGCATCTTCTAGTGCAAGTCCAAGTATTTCAGCCAGTCTATCAATCTCAGCTAGTTCTAGTGCTAGTGTATCAGTATCCTCTTCTGTAAGTGCTTCACCAAGTATTTCAGCCAGCATTTCTGCGTCTGTATCCACATCTGTATCAGCATCTCCTAGTATTTCTGCAAGCATCAGTGAATCCATCTCAGCCTCTGTTTCTGCATCACCAAGTATTAGTTCCAGTGTATCAGCATCTGTAAGTTCTTCTGTTTCTGCCAGTATTTCAATTTCTGCATCAGTCAGTGAAAGTATAAGTGCTTCAGTATCTGCCAGTATTTCTTCTAGTGTCAGTGCTTGTCCAAGTATCAGTGCCTCTGTTAGTGCCTCCATAAGTGCTAGCATATCATCTTCTGTATCAGCTTCACCTAGTATTAGCTCCAGTGTTAGTGCTTCTCCAAGTGTAGGTACTAGTGTATCAGCTAGTATCTCAGCTAGTATCTCTGCATCAGTAAGCGCTTCTCCAAGCATAAGTGCTAGTGTATCTTCTTCCATATCTGCAAGTATATCCGCATCTCCTTCGATCAGTGCCAGCATATCTGCTAGTGTATCAGCTTCCGTTAGTGCTAGTTTAAGTATTTCGGCTAGTGTATCATCTAGTATATCTACCTCCGTTAGTGCATCTATTAGTGCCAGTCCCAGCATTAGTTCTAGTGTTAGTTCGTCTCCGAGTATTGGGGTTTCTGTCAGTGCTTCAGTATCAGCTAGTATTTCAGCAAGTATATCTGCTTCTATATCTGCTTCTATATCTGTGTCTGTTTCAGCTTCTCTAAGTATTTCTGCTTCTGTTTCTACTAGCATAAGTGCAAGTATATCAGCGTCTCCATCTATAAGTGCTTCAGTTTCAGCAAGCGTATCATCATCCGTTTCAGCCAGCCTGTCAATCTCAGCATCTGTAAGTGTTTCCGTTAGTGCCAGTGTCTCTGCCTCTCCATCTATTTCTTCTAGTGTTAGTTCTTCACCTAGTATTGGAGTTAGTGTTTCAGCGTCTGTTAGTGCTAGTTTATCTTCTAGTATAAGTGCAAGTATTTCTAGTTCTGTTAGTGCTAGTCCATCAATTAGTGCAAGCGTTAGTGCATCTCCTTCTATTAGTGCTAGTGTTTCTGCTAGTCCTAGTATATCAGCCTCTATCTCTGCATCAATTTCAGCCAGTCCATCAATCTCAGCTAGTGTTTCTGCTTCTCCAAGTATATCAGCAAGTATATCCGCTTCACCTAGTATCTCAGCTAGTGTTAGTGCCTCTGTAAGTATCTCTGCCTCTATAAGTGCCTCACCTTCTATTAGTGCTTCTGTTTCAGCCTCACCTTCTATTAGTGCGTCCATATCATCTTCAGTATCGGCTTCTATCAGTGCATCTGCTTCAGCTTCTATATCTGCTAGTATCAGTGAGTCAATAAGTGCATCTATCTCAGCTAGCGTATCTGCTAGTCCTTCTATTAGTGCTTCAGAGTCTGCTAGTGTTTCTGCCTCTATCTCAGCCAGTGTATCAGCGTCTACATCTGCTAGTATCAGTGCTAGCGTAAGTGCTTCTCCATCAATCAGTGCCAGCATATCAGCCTCTGCTTCAGCTAGTATCTCTGCTTCAATAAGTTCTTCTGTCAGTTCATCTCCTAGTGCTCCTCCCGGTGCACCAGTTAGAATAAAATACTTTATTGTAGAAATAACCAATCATAAGAGTTGGGAAATGTCTATAATACGAAATAAATCTTTTAAAGTTACTATATAAGGTTTGAGGTAAAATTATGTCAGAAACACTAATTAAAGTAAATGATTGGGGTACAATATTAGATATAACTGTTACAGAATTAGTAAATAATAATTCTATGATAGTTAATCTTTCTACTGTTACAATTATTAAGATTTGGTTGCAACAGTATAACACACCTATTAAATCTGTAATGGGTACATTCTATACAGACGGTACAGATGGTAGAATAAGATATGTACTTAAACTAGGTGATATTACTGTAGCTGGTCCATGCAAAATGCAAATTGAACTTACCTTTGGTCTTGCTGGTCATTGGTATTCTAATTGGGTTACTTTTAATGTTGAGGACAGTTAATGCCATTAATAGAAAAAACTAGTCAGGAAGATTTAATCTTCTATGAGATTATGAGAAATCCGGTTTTGGCCTGTGAATTCATCTATAACTTTGATAAAAGAAAAGATGATGAGGAGTTTCTATTTACATACTATCAGAAAGAAATGTTGTGTGATTTCAATCCTTTTCAGGTAGAGTGTACGGCCAGGGCTATAGGTAAAACGGTATCGTTAAGTTCTTTGATAGTTTGGATGTTGATATATAAACTATTTCCTGATAACTATGTACTCTTCGCTACACCTTCTAAAGTACATTTACAACCAGTATGGGAGAATTTAGTCAGACAATTTAGATCAAACTCTTTTCTAAAGCACTTCATTCCAGTAAATTCTGGTATTAATGCTAGTGACTATTCTTTAAAACTATTGAATCAAATGATGTTGCTATGTCGTATTGCTGGACAAACTGGTACTGGTGCTAATCTAATTGGTTTACATACACCTATTATACTTGTAGAAGAGGCAGGTTATTTTCCTTGGTCAGCATTTCAAGAGATGCAACCAGACTTGAACACTTTCGTACAGGGTTATAGAGAAGTAGTGGCTGGTGTACCTACGGGTCTAAGAGAGAACAATGTACTGTTTCATTGTGACCAAGAGAACTCTTCTTATACTAAACACAGAGTTAGTGCATTTGAAAATCCTAGATTTACTGAATTAGATAGACAACATGCTGTAGAACAATATGGTGGAGAAGATTCAGAAGATTTTACCCACTTTGTGTTAGGAAAACATGGTAGACCAGTCTATGCACTATTTGATAGAAGTATGATGGAAATTGGTAACTACCCTGTATACAAACTTACTATGAATGGGACTGTATTTCAGGATAATATAAATGAATATGTGAGTAGAATTGCTACCTTCCCAGGTTTGGCAAACAAATCCCATAGAGCAATTATAGGCGTTGACTTGGGTTATACAGAACCTACAGCAATATGGATATTAGATTTAGATGATTATGGACGAATTAAATTTCATGGTAAGATTAGACTAGATAAAGTGTCCTATCCTATACAGGAAAAACTAATAGACTTATTAGATTCAAAGTTTGAACCTGCTTTGATAGGAGTAGATAAAGGTGCTGGTGGACAGGGTATTTCCTTGATACAGCATCTGACAGACGATAGGGATTATCTTCATAAAGACTATAAGAAGAAAATCACTCCTGTAGACTTCTCAACATATACCTCTATGGGTTTCAATAATGACGGAGAAGAACTAAAGTCTAAGACGAAACCTTTTGCTATTTCTATTTTACAAGACTATGTTAATAATCATAAAGTAATATTTTCAAGTACAGATACAGAAATGATCTCAGAACTGGAAAGAATGACTTACACTAAGAACCCTTCGGGAGATATAGCATATAAAACTCTAACTCTTAAGGGTGGCAAAAGAGGAGAAGACCATTTTACAGGTGCTTTACTATGTGCTTCTTTTGCTTATTACATGGCTAATGATTATATATTATCTACTAGTGGAAAGAAGAAACTATTCCAGCCAGTCTGGATCATTTAAATGGAGAGATTATGGATAACGAATTGAAGGATAATACTATTGTAAAAGAGAGTGAGGTCTTGCTGACTACAAAGCTGGCTACTACCCCAGTTAGATTAGCACAGGCTACATTTTCTTTCTTACCAGGAAGTATGGATTATCCATATTCTCCAGATGATGTGGATAAACTGGACTTACCGAAGGACGATGATTTTAAAAAGATAGTAGCAATGTGCAGATTTTTCTACAGAAAGGAACCATTTGCTGCTACCATTATTAATAAGATAATTGATATTTCTATTAGTGATCTTATATTCAATAAGAATGGTCTATCAGATAATGAATTCAGAGTGTTCTTAAGTATAAAGGATCTACTAAGAGAATTCTCAGAACAACTGGCTCTAGAATATTTAATCTCGGGTTTGGTAGTACCGGAGATTAAGTTTGGGCCTGTAGACAAGACTAAGGTAAAGGATTTAGGTATTAAGAAGTACGAAACATTAATGTTACCAGTTAGCATGTGGGTGCGTGATCCCACTACAATAACTGTTAATAAAACAATACTTTCTGATACCCCCTCTTATTTTGTACATATACCTGAAGATTTGATTGCTTTCATTCTACATGGTGGTGTTTATCCAGATGGTACAAAAGACCCAGTGTTATATCAGAAATTGCTTACTTACTATCCAGAATTTGTAGCCAAAGTAAAAGCAGGTGAGAGAGATATTTTACTTGACATAGACCCTAGTCTTGTTATCAGAAGAAGGGTTACTACGGACTCTGCTTATCCTACACCTTATTTGTATGCAGCGTTGGAAGCTATGAAACAAAAGAGAAATCTTAGACGAATGGATTATTCTATTGCTGCTAGAGTTATTAGTGCTATCATGTTAGTAAGACTTGGTGATAAAGACTTTCCTATTACAGAGGATGACAAAGAAGCTTTTACTGCCATCAAACAGCAGTTGCTCTGGAGAGATGGTTCTAATAAGAATATAGATAGAATCTTCCAGTTGTTTGCTAACCATACACTACAGATAGATTGGAAATACCCTCCTACTGATGCATTGTTAAATACAGAAAAATATAAGAGTGTTAATGATGATATTCTTGTAGCACTAGGTTTTCCTAGAATTCTAATTACTGGTGAGGCAGAACGTTCACAAGCTTCAGATGCATCCTATGCTACTTCTAGTCCTGTAAAGACTATGGAAACACTTAGAGCTAAAATATTAGTAATTCTCAACTATGTTTCTAAACAAATTACTAAATTGAATAATTTCAAATCAGCCCCCATAATTAGATTCAGACCACTACAGTTAGCAGAGTACGCTACTTTTATGGCATCAATTACACAGCTATATCAATCTGGTAACTTATCTAGGGCTTCTTATGCAGAACTGCTTGGCTATAACTGGGAAGATGAGATTGAGAAGAGACTTGAAGAGGAAAAAGATTTGAAAGATTCTGGTATTGCAGAATTTGCACCGTTACCTAATAGTCGTCAACCTGATAACAATGCCTCTCCTCAAGACCAAAATAAGGGCAGTAATCCTAATAATGATAATAAAGCTAAGGAAAAGACTACTAAAGAGTAGTACTTTATATACAGAACTAAACTTTATGTTATAATAATAATAGAAGAGAAATATTATTTTATTTCTCTTCAATGAGGAAATCAAGATGGTAAACGATGACAAACTTGTTTTAAATTCAACATTTGAATTTATAGAAAAGGAAACAACTGAAGGGGAGGAATTTGCATCAGTAGCATCCAATCCTAGTTATAACTGGATTAAATTCATTTTGACTGATGACCAACCAAACGCTAATAAAAAGCGTGTGCCATTGGAAGAATTTGATAATCTAATTAGAACTGGTTTCCTTGCACCTATTAAGATGGGTGCAGGAGAGATTTCTGAAGGACATGACGGTACTACACCCATAGGTGTTATTTCTAACCTGAAAAAATTGGGTAATAAGATACTTGGTTTAGCAGCTATATGGTCTGAAGAAAAACCAGATGAAATAAAGCTGATTAAAGAAAACCATGCAAAAGGTGTACCTCTGAATCTGTCCTGGGAAATCTACTATACTGATGAGAATGTTACTGAGGATGGAATAACAGAGATGAAGAATACTACTCTTAGAGCTGCGACTTTGGTAGGTATGCCAGCTTATCAGGGTAGAACACAAATCCTCTCTGTAGCCTCCACAGACAGAAAAACTAATTCGGAGGATACAAATATCAAAATGGAAGATGAAGAATTGAAAGGAAAAATTGTTGAATTAGAGAAAACTCTAACTGATACAAAAACTGAAATGGCTAACTCCTTGTTAGAACTTGAAGAATTGCGACAGTTTAAAGCTGCAATTGTGAAGGAACAGGAAGATGCTAAGAAATTAGATGAGATTAAGAAAAAGTTTTCTGATTCTAGTATTACTAAAGAAGACTCTTTTTTCAAAGATAATAAAGAAATGCTGTTAGGTTTAAGTTCAGAAGCTTTAGATTTTATGGTGCAGGAACTTGTTTCATTTGCTGCTTCCGCTAAAACTGAAACTGCTTCAGAACACGAACCTTTGCCTGATCTTAAGGGTGACATGACGGATTATAATGATCCTAAGAAACTCGGACAGGCATTACGAATGGCTAAGTAAATTTTGGAGGATTTATAATGGAGATTAATAGACTCGGTGAACAAATTTGGGGACTTGTACCAGTAGAAAATGTTGTAGAAGGACGGTTTGGGCTTTTTGTGCAGCATGGTTGGGATTATGATTTTGGTTCTAATGTGGACTTACCTGGGTGGCGTAGACCACTTACGGCTGAGGAAGCTAATAGAGCCAGATATATTATTGTTTGGGCTGTTAACAACAGACCCACTCCCCTCTTGTATCCAATGCCCCATCCGGTTTTCTCAACTAGACAGGGTTTTGGTACTGCTGCCAATGCACCTTGGGCGGCTGCGGTTATGTTGACCTATCCAGGTAATAAGAACTGCATGACCATCCCTAGTGGTGTGCCCTCTTTGGGTATGGCAGAAGGTGTCTTTACTCTGCTTTCTGGCTGTTACATTGACAACCCTGCTCTGCACTTCCCTGGTGCACCTGTTATCATAGCTAATTTTGCTCAAGATGGCCCCTTTGATATGGGTAAACCTATGTACCAAGCTACTATGGATGAAAGAGTTGTTGGTTTCACTATCCATTGGGAAGCTAGCAATGGTGCGTTGACCATACAGACGTTTGACTAATATTATTTCGGAGGATTAAAAAGAAAATGGAAGATACAAAAGTAAAGGAAGCAATCGCCAGCTTAATGAAGGATTCAAAACGCAGAGATGCTTTAGCTGAGATGATTGTTGAGTATATTCAGCCTTGAATGATAGGGCCTAAGTAAAGAGATTTACTTAGCAAATTCCGAATATCGGTGAAAGCCCCAATGGGGTAACGCCGAGGGACAGGCCGAAAGGCAAGCCCGTAACGACTACCAAGGAACATCTCAAAGAGATGATGGCATAGTCTGAACTGCAAATATAAAATGAAATTGCAGAGCTTTACAGAAATGATAAAGCACTCTATAAATAGAGATCAACAAATTTGAATCATATCGCAACTGACATCATGGATCAAATCCTTGATACCAGGTCTTTAAAGCCTGGTGACAGTCTTGTGAAAAAGATAAGAAAAGGCATTAAGGTGTGGACCTGGGTCCCAGGTTCAATCGGCCTTAAATCGGAAGTAACCGTTGTAGAACGGATTAATTATGTCTTAGACGCCGCTATTGTCGGAATTTTGGCAAATGAGTGGGAGCTCGAATCTGGTGAACTTGGTACTGTGGAATCACTTCGTGCTGAAGCTATGGCTAAGTTGAAAGATTATTATATGAATAAAGTTTTTACTGCTTTAACTACAATTTGGACGGCTGCTAATACCCCCAATAACTACC